AACAGGCGAACTCGAAATCGCACTTTACGGATACCTCGCAATTTATGTGGGCAAGTCTGGCAAGGGCGTTCGTCGCTTCAACATGACTGCCTAATAACAGTTAACTAAGTCGCTGGCGGGGTAGTGCCCTTCTACCCCGCCAGTCTTTAGAAAGAGGATCAAATGTCTTACACAACAGTTGCAGAACTCCGCTCCGCTCTCGGTGTCGGTACTCTGTACGCTGACGCGACCTTACAATCCGTCTGCGATGCTGCTGATGATGTGTTGATCCCTTTTCTATGGGTTAATACGACTCCAGTCAGCGGGCATAGCAATAATGGAACTGCTGGCGTTCTTTATTTTAATGATTATGTGCAAGATGTCTTTTATGTAGGACAGCAAATTACTGTCGCTGGATGCGGCAGTAATTTTAATGGAAGCAAAACAGTTAATGGCGTTGGTGAGAAAAGCATCGACATAACTACAACCCACGCGGCAAATGTGGTTAAAACTTACCATCCGATTAACCCTTATGGCTCTGTTGCGGCTACGACCTACAAAGATTATTCAACTGTTCCAGCAATCCAAGAAGCATCTTTGATGATCGCTATTGCCATCTGGCAAGCGCGCCAAGCGCCAAGCGGTCAGGGCATGACAGTTGATGGCTTTACTCCATCACCCTTCACAATGTCTAACACTTTGGTTGCTCGCGTTCGTGGGCTTCTTGCACCTTATCTCGATCCGCGCTCGATGGTTGGCTAACCATGACAGCAGCGATCTCAACACTTCGCGCCACTATTGCAGCGGCTCTAGTCGATAACTCACTCTGGTCAGTATTTTCCTTTCCACCAGCGACACCTATTGTCAACAGCATAGTGATCAGTCCGTCTGACCCTTATGTGACTCCAAATAACAATAGTTACAACACGATCGCACCGACAGCAAATTTTAATATAAATATATTCGTGCCTTTATTAGATAACGAAGGCAATCTAAATGGAGTTGAGGAGATGCTAGTTGCTGTGTTTAACAAACTGGCAGCATCCTCGATCGTCTATAATGTAGGAGAAGTCAGCGCGCCTAGCGTTCTCACTTCTGCGACAGGCGATCTACTGACTTGCTCCCTGCAAGTCTCAGTTCTAACGAGTTGGAGTTAACCATGAATGAATGGGAAAAAGAACAAGCAGAGTTCCTGATCAAGATTGGTCAGACCCCTGCAACACCAGCACCAAAACCAGCAACTAAGAAAGATGAGGAATAAACCAAATGGCAGTATTTCTAAATAACGGAGTAGTGGTTACTGTTAATTCGGTTGACCTCTCTAATCACGTTACTTCAGTTACACTTAACAGAACCTTCGATGAACTCGAAGTTACAGCAATGGGTGACAGCGGTCACAAGTTCGTAAAGGGCTTGGAAGCATCATCACTTACTATTGATTTCCTTAATGACACAGCATCAGCAAATGTTCTAGCAACATTGCAGGCTGCCTGGGGAACTTCAGTTACAGTAACTTTGAAGCAGACATCAGCCGCTACATCAGCGACTAACCCTCTATATACTATGACCTGTCTCGTAAATAATACGACAGATATCAACGGCGCAGTTGGCGATCTTGGTACTCAGAGCGTAACCTGGACAGTCAACGGCACAGTAGCAATCACAACTTCCTGATTAACTAACTAAGGGGCAAACAATGGCAAAACTAAAGGTAACAAGGGCAGATGGAAGCGTTAACGAGTACCAGATCACACCAGCGATCGAGTACGCCTTCGAGGCTTATGCTAAGAAGGGCTTTCACAAAGCCTTTAGAGATGACGAAAAGCAGACTGATGTTTATTGGCTCTGCTGGGAAGCAATCCGTCGGTCGGGTGAAACCGTAAAGCCTTTCGGGGAAGCGTTCTTAGAGACATTGACGCGAGTCGAGGTCTTAGACGATGACCCTTTGGCGTAACGCGGGAGTCCTTCACCTATCTCGTAGCGAGACTATCGCTTGAGACTGGACTCTCGCCCCAAACTTTAATAGAACTAGATCACACGATGTTCAGGACTTTACTTCAAGCCCTGAAGGATAGAGCGAAGGAGCAGAGCGATGGCAGTAGAACTAAAAGGCGCTGACAAACTTCGCAAAGCCCTAAGACAATTTGAGCCTGATCTAGCAAAGATGACTACAAAGGAAATGGCTGCGGCACTAAAGCCAATCACAAATAAGGCTCGTGGCTTTATGCCATCTAATAGTCAGATGTTATCTGGATGGACTTCTGCTAGTTCATCGGCTGAGACAACCAACTATCGTCATTTCCCTAAGTACGATCAAACAGAAGCCAAGCGCGGCGTTAAGTACTCAACAAGCCCATCTAAGCCAAATAAGCGAGGCTTTGTATCCTTGGCGCGTATTATGAACACTTCTGCTGGTGGAGCGATCTACGAGACAGCAGGTCGTAAAAATCCTAGCGGTCAACCTTCTCAGGCTTCTACTCGTGGAAAGTTTAGCAATTATATTGACACCTCAAACAAGGTTAACAAATCACTTAATCCTAACGCTGGCAAGCAATTTATTAGCCGCGCCAATTCGCTTGGTACTTTGGTTAATGCTAGACCAAGACAACAAGGACAGGCTGGCAGGGTAACGCGCAAGATGACTGGGCGTGTAATCTTTAGAGCCTTTGCAGAGGATCAAGGCAGAGTGACTGCCGCAGTAGTTAAAGCCATTGGCAATTCTGCTATTGAGTTTAAGGCTAGGACTGGTGGCGTGTAATGGCTGATTTAAGAATAGATATTGCTTCGGTATTTTCTGGTAAAAAAGCATTCACCGATGCAGCCAAGCAAACACTAAGCCTTAATTCTCAAGTTAAAACCCTTGCTAAATCTTACTTAGGTTTATTTACTATTCAGCGCTTAGGTCGATCTGCCTATAATGCCACTAAGGCATTCGCCGAGGATGATAAAGCAGCCAGAGTATTAACCCGATCTTTAAGCAATTTAGGTTTAGCCTTTGCTGATCCAGCAGTTAAGACCTTTATTTCTGACCTTGAAAAGCAATTTGGTGTCCTTGATGATCAGTTGCGACCAGCCTTTCAGCGTTTATTAACTACAACTGGCGATGTCGCTAAATCTCAATCTTTACTTAAAACAGCACTTGATCTTTCAGCAGCAAGCGGCGTTGATGTCGTTACCGTTTCGGGCGATCTATCTAAAGGTTATGTCGGGCAGACTCGCGCACTTGCTAAATACGGTTTAGGATTAACTCAAGCACAACTCAAAGCGATGTCCTTTGAGGAAATACAGACACGCATAAATGAACTGTTTAGTGGTCAGGCTCAAAACTCTGTAGATACTTACGCTGGCGCTTTCGCTAGATTAACCGTTGCTGCCGCAAATGCTCAGGAAACCATTGGTAAAGGTTTAGTCGATGCTTTATCTATCTTAGGCGGTGGCGGTCAGGGTGGGCTAGATAACATCATTAAGAAAATAGATTCTGCCTCTAATGCAATCGCTTCATTTGCTAGAGGAACTGCTACAGCATTTAAGGTATTAGACACAGTACTCAACTTGCAATTTACTCGCATCCCAGGCATCTTTGCTAAACCTGCTCCAAAGGCAACCATTACTCCAGCCATTGCAGCAGAACTTAAAAAGGCAGCAGCAGAAAAGGCATCCTTAAAGCGTTCTAAAGAACAGACAGTTGCAATTACTAAGCAGACTAAAGCGATCAAAGAACAAACAGCGCTACAAAAGGCTGGAACTTTATTTGATGTTGAGCAGACTGCAATCGTGGCTGCACTTAAAGGCAAGATCAGCGAGGATGAGCGCAAGCGTTTAGAACTGCAACTAGCACTTCTGACTGGCAACACAACTGAGGCTTCAAAACTTGCTGGCGAAATTGGCAAGGCTCAAGGATTAAGTGCAGGACTCATTGAATATCTAAAGAACTTGCCAGACGCTAAGAATCCCTTTGCTGGCTGGGCTATTTATCTGGATGCTATTGAGGCTCAGGTCAGAAGGATTGCAATCAGCGGAACTCCAAGCGGCGGTGGTGGAGTCACTTCAAACTTTGGCGATATAGGACTAGGCAATATGAGCGATTTCATTCCTGCCAATCCTGGGCAGACAGCATTCTCGCCTGGCGTAACCGCTGGATCGCCTGTCTCTGTTGTAGTAATGCTCGATGGTCAAGAACTAACTAACGCCATAACCAAGACTCAGACTAATAACTCACTATCTGGAGATCGCATCTCGGTCAATCGTAGAACTGGCACATTTGCCACACCATGACCTTACCTGCCCAGATATCCGTATCCTTCGACTTTACTAGCGGAGCAACCTTTGGTTTCCCTTTTACTATCGGCGATCCTAAGTACGGTGTATTAGGCACAGGAACTCTGGCATCTAGTACTACTCCAGAGCCAACAGTTGATCTAACTCCAGACGTTTATTCAATCAGCATCCGCCGCGGTCGCAACATCATGCGCGATACCTACGAGGCTGGCACAGCAACAGTTCGAGTTCTTGATCCTTTAAGTTACTTTAACCCGCAAAACACTTCTAGCCCTTACTTTGGCTTCCTGACTCCGCTTCGCAAACTGCGTGTATCGGCAACGGTTGGCGGCGTGGGTTACTTCCTATTTTCTGGCTATACGATCGAGTATAAGTACACCTATCCGCAAGGGCAGGAAACAGGTTACGTTGACATTATCTGCACAGATGCCTTTAGACTTATGCAACAGGCAACCGTTACAACGGTGGCAAGTGCTACTAATGGACAAGATACTGGCACTCGCATAAACAAGATTTTAGATCAGGTGTCTTTTCCTACTTCAATGCGCACGATCGACACAGGCAACACGCTCTGCCAAGCCGATCCAGCGACTTCTCGCACAGCCCTCGATGCCCTAAAGAACGCAGAGTTTTCGGAGCAAGGCGCGTTCTACATCAACCACGAAGGCACAGCAGTATTTATCAACCGAACCAACGTCATTAAGAAGGCTGGCGATACTCCAATCGAGTTCAATCAGACTACTGGCATCCCTTACACAAACCTGCGTTATGCCTTCGATGACAAACTAATCATCAACAGCGCTGGAATGACAATCGTCGGTGGCACTCAGCAAGTGTCAGAAAACGCAGCCTCGATCGCCAAGTACTTCTCACATCAACTTAACGAGTCCAACTTAGTAGCCCAGACCAATGCCGATGCGTTAAACATCGCTCAAATCTATGTGGCAACTAGAGCAGAGACCACAATCCGCATTGACGCAATGACTGTCGATCTACTAGACCCAGCAGTACCAACAGCAACAATGTTGGATTTGGATTACTTCTCAAACCTCAGAATTACTAACGTGCAGCCAGATGGCTCTACGATAGTTAAGACTCTACAATGTCAGGGGCTCGACTGGAATATAACGCCTAATTCTATGAAAGCAACTGTCACAACACTTGAGCCTATAGTAGAAGGATTCATAATAGGATCGTCTCTATCAGGTATAATCGGCACTAACATAATGGCGTACTAGGAGATATAAGATGGCAACAGGCTTTCCAGCAAGCACAGGCGATGTCCTAAGCGCGGCTATGTTCAACGGGTTAGTAGCGTTTACGCTCAACGCCCAGACTGGCACTACCTACACAACAGTCCTAGCGGATTCCTACCAGACTTTGATCACGCAGAGCAATGCCTCAGCCAATGCGATCAAGATACCTACTAACGCTTCTGTAGCCCATCCAATCGGTACAGTAATTACAGTCTTAAACATAGGCGCTGGCACTTGCACCATCTCGGCTGTAACTAGCGGCACAACCACAGTACTTTCAGCCGGTGCAGTTGCGGCTTCTCCTACTCTTGGTCAGTACAAGTCAGCAGCCTGCATCAAGACTGCTACTGATACCTGGTACGTCGTGGGTGCAATAGCCTAATGCTAAACAATATCGCCGCTATAACTAACAGCGGAGCGCCGCCTGAAGTGGGCGATTACGAGTCTATTGCTACTACAACCGTAGGCGCTGGCGGCTCAGCGACAATCACTTTCAGCGGTATCCCTAGCACTTACAAGCATCTCCAAGTTCGCGGCATTATGCGCAACAATGTAGCGATTACTGGTATGGGTGATTTACGAGTTAGGTTTAACTCTGACTCAGGCACTAATTATGTTTATCATATTCTCTACGGAGACGGAACTTCTGCAACCGCTGGCGCTTCGGCTGCTTCTCAAACTTACGGTCGTTTAGCGCGAAATGTGACTCCTTGCGCTAATAACGGAGCCTCAGTATTCGGCGCGTTCGTTGCAGATATTCTTGACTATTCCTCTACTAACAAAAATAAAACTATTCGTTCGCTGGGTGGTTCAAATAACAACACGACAACAGCCTCGGCTCAATCCATATCTTTTACTTCATCTGCTTGGCTTAATAGCGCAAGCGCAATAAGTCAAATAGATATAACAGATGACTCATCGGGCAACTTCGTTCAATACTCATCCTTCGCTTTGTATGGGATTAAATAATGGCTAAAACTTATGAACCGATAGCGACTCAGACACTAGGCAGCACCGCTACTTCAGTTACCTTTTCAAGTATTACTGGAACTTATACCGACCTTATATTGGTTATGTCTGCTCAGTACACAACGTCAGGACAAAAGGATTCTTGGCTGCGCTTCAATTCAGATACTAGTTCTGTGTATTCCCGTACTTGGGTAGAAGGCACAGGATCGGCAGCGGCAAGCGGCAGGGCAAGCAACGAAAGCAGACTATTGATTATGGGATATTTTGCCGATGCAATTAGCACTCAAATCTGCCACATAATGAATTACTCCAACAGCACTACATTTAAGACTGCTATAAATCGTGAATCAGGAAATCCATCAAATGCTTTTGTCGCAGCAAAGGTTGGCTTATGGCGTAACACAGCAGCCATTACTTCGCTGGTTATTTCATCCGATTCTGGCACATACGCTATAGGCTCAACCTTTACCCTATACGGAATTAAGGCGGCATAATGGCTACTTATATTCAGATTGGAAGCACCGTAACCGTTGGCGTATTGGGTGCTGCATCTATTGACTTTACATCTATTCCTAGTACTTACACTGATTTAGTCTTAAAGATTTCTGCCCGATCAAATTATGTAGGAGTCGTAGAAACAACCAACTTACAAATTAACGGTGTTACGACTATGACTTATCCTGCTCGTTACTTGCAGGGCGATGGCGCAGCCGCTTCGTCTGCCACAGCAAACGTGTTGGCTTCTTTCCCTATGGGCGTAGTCAGCGGCAATACTGCAACAGCAAGCACTTTCGGTTCAGTAGATATTTACATTCCAAATTACACAGATTCTAGCAATCAACAAAGCCTTAGCGCAGATTCGGTATCAGAAAATAACGCGACCACTTCTTATACTCGTTTAACTGCTGGCTTATGGCAGAACAACGCGGCTATTACTAGCATCTCCATAATTCCTTATCTTGGAACTTTATGGCAGCAATACACAACAGCAACGCTTTACGGCATATCCAAATCATAAGGAGATAAAATGGCAGACACAAAGATCATCGTTAATTGCGAGACAGGCGAAGTTACTGAATTGGAACTTACAGCCGAGGAAGTTAAGCAACGCGAAGCAGATGCTATTGCTTATGCAAAGGCTAAAGCCGATGAGGAGCAAGCAGCAGCCGAGAAGGCTGAGGCTAAGGCTGCTATTGCAGAGCGTTTAGGTTTATCAGATGCAGAATTGGCTTTGCTACTGGGATGAAACCCAAGTTATGCAAAGCAGGTCAGCAACTAAGAGAGCAGTTTGATGACTCGTTCCCAAGTAGGTTGCGCGATTCCGATGGCTGGATCGCCGATGCCCGTCACGTTTCAGCGGGTACTAGCGACCACATACCTGATCCATCATCTCAATTTATTGTCAGGGCAATCGACGTGGATCGAGATGTATCTGGTAAAGCAAAGCCAGACCTCATGCCCGATATTGCTGATCAACTTCGCAAACTCGCCAAGACCGACAAGCGCATTGCCTACATCATATTCAACGGCAGAATTGCATCGCCTCGCTTGGGCTGGCGCTGGAGAAAATATACGGGAAGCAACCCGCACAACCATCATTGCCATGTATCTTTCACTCATAAGGGTGACAAAGATGGTTCGTTCTTTCAAGTCCCGTTACTAGGAGCAGATAAATGAATATGAAAAATCCAATAGTTCTAACTCTAGGCGCGTTCCTCTCAGCGTGGGCAGCCTCTAACTTCGCAGCCGATTACCGCTCGATCCTCTGGGCTGTGCTTGCTGGTGTCTTTGGATATGCGACCCCAAAGAAATGACACCGACGGATTACCTGAATCTCTATATTGCCACGCTTGCGATAGTCGGTGGCTTGGCTGGTTATGTGATCACTCATTTGCTGTCGGAGATCAAAAGACTTAATGCGCGTGTTGATGAGATATATAACATACTTCTAGAGCGATAATTTTCCTATGGCGCGCAAAAGAGTTATAGACCTTGAGGATTACTCAATGCTAGAGACTTACTGCATTGGGTTAAACGAGTACTGGAAAAGCCTAAAGAAGGCTGGCTTTGCAGACGATGTAGCACTATG